AAAAAGAAGATATTACAGAGGTAAGCCTACATAATCGACAATATAAACCATACACTCCGCTTGATATTGAATTAATACCTAGAGAGATATTGTCCAATGCTAAGGAATATCCTCATGGAATAATCTTTACAGAAGGGTTTCATTCTAATATGGGACATTTGTTATGGGATGCCATGTATCCTACATGGTACGGATTATTTCATTCCGATGAAGATGCATGGAATAACAATTTTCAATGGATGGCAACTGATTCATTTTATTCTCAGTATAGTTCGGGTTGGCATCTTGATATATTAGAAACGTTTTCAGGTAATAAAATTACGACACCTAATCAGCTATCCAAATATCACAATGGGCCACTAAAAATACCATTTTTAGTTGTCGGATGTGCAAATATTGGGATAAATTGTGTTGATAGATCATTTTGTGTTATGAGATCATATAAAGATCATACATCCGATCCCGTTGAAGCATTTGTAAACAGGATGTACAGTCGATATAAAATACATAGAAACTTTCGCTTACCAACTTCGACTATCAATATTGTTTATGCAACAAATAAGAGATCTTATAAAAATGTTGATGAGGTATTCAAACAGTTATCCGAAAAGTATACCGATAAATGTGCGTTCAAAATAATCAATTGGGCAGATTATACATTCAAACAACAGTTAGAATTATTGAATACAATAAGTATACTGATTTGTGGTGGAGGAACGGTGCGCACAAATACCCCCCTTTTAGCAAACGGTTCAATTGAAATTCAGACGAATGATCATTCATCTGATCTTCCAAATAATATTGATTACTTTGATTATCATATTGGAACATTAAGCAGGTTTGTTCGCGTGCTAAATATACCAGAGTATACTAAGTCTGAAGTTGAAGATCGATTATGTTCTCACCATCTTTCTAAGTATATAGACGATGCCATAAGTATGTTTCCGGCAAAAACACCAGTCCACTTTACGGAAAATATTCCAAACGATGTACTTGACTTATCTCTAAAGGTTACAGATGAGTTATTTAATGGTTGGAAAAACATGCATACAACAAGTATTGCACATTTGATTCGTAAAGTATATTCGAAGTGAAATCACTTCAAAGCCCTTTTAGCATAGTGGTATTGCGTTCGCCTTGTAAGCGAAAGGTCCGTGGTTCGATTCCACGAGGGGGCACATTCGGCGGTTCAAACGATATCCCGAATGATCCACAAAGAAATTGCATCGTGAATCACTGCTCCCCAGTAGGCTGAATACAGTGACTGCCCAAAACCAAATATCATCCCTAGAATGAGGACGATGGAGCGCAGGAACGTATTTAAAATGGGGTTCGCGGTCGGCCAGAGCAGGACGTTCATTTCTCCCCCTAAATATTTTTTCTTGCAGTAGAGCATAAACACAAAATGGGAGGTGGTCTGATGCAGCTCGTCAGCTACGGCGCGCAGGATATTTACATCTCGGGCAATCCCCAGATCACGTTCTGGAAGATTCTGTACAAGCGCCACACGAACTTCGCTGTGGAGTCCATTGAGGTGACGTTCAACGGTCAGGCGGACTTTAACAAGCGCGTAACGGCTGTCATCAACCGTAACGCCGACCTGATGTACAAGACGTACATCCAGGTTGTACTCCCTGAGATTACCCTCTCAGCCTCGGGCACGACGGGCCTGACGGCGGCGGGTGCTGGTTTCCGCTGGCTCAACTACATCGGACACCGCCTGATCAACCAGGTTGAGCTCGAGATCGGTGGTCAGCGCATTGACCGCCAGTACGGCGACTGGATGCAGATCTGGACGCAGCTGTCGACGGATGCCGGTAACATCTCCGTGCTGGACTCCATGCTGGGCAACACGCACGACCTCGTGCTGCTGAAGCGCTCGACGGGCCTGGCGCTCGATGCGACCTGCTCGGCGTCCGAGACGACGATCTCTTGCGTACCCCGCAACGGCACGCCCGCCAAGACGCTGTACATCCCCCTCCAGTTCTGGTTCTGCCGCAACCCTGGTGTGGCGATCCCCCTCATTGCGCTCCAGTACCACGAGGTGCGCATCAATGTTGACTTCGAGACGTGGCAGAACTGCCAGTACGCCGAGTCGGCTGTCGGTCAGCCCACGGCCGTTGCTGCCCAGTCCCTGGCTGCTGCCTCGATCTACGTCGACTACGTCTACCTCGACACGGAGGAGCGCCGCCGCTTCGCCCAGCAGTCGCACGAGTACCTGATTGAGCAGGTGCAGTACACGGGTGCTGAGTCGATCACGTCGTCGTCCAACAAGGTCCAGCTGAACTTTAACCACCCCGTTAAGGAGCTCCAGTGGGTCGTCCAGCGCGACTCGTTCGTTGACTGCTCGACGGCCTCGTGGCTCGCGTCGGTTGGCGGTGCCCAGCCCTTCAACTACTCCGACGACTTCTCGACGGACGGCATGATTGTGTCGCTGCTCTCGCAGGCGAACTCTGGTGCGGTAGGCAGCGCCGTCGCTACCTACACGGCGTCGGCTCAGCTGGCCACGGCTGTGCTGGGCCAGGCCGGAACGGAGGGCACCTCGCTGATCGGTGCGGACTCCCAGGATCTTGCTGGCGTTGCCGAGTTCGACGCGGGCGTCAACTACCTCCTCGCGAAGGTCATTCTTGCCTCCAACGTGCGCTGCGAGGGCAAGAACCCCGTGGAGGTTGCCAAGCTGCAGCTCAACGGCCAGGACCGCTTCACGGAGCGTGAGGGCGCCTACTTCGACAAGGTGCAGCCTTACCAGCACCACAGCCGCTCCCCGTCCACGGGTATTAACGTGTACTCGTTCGCCCTGCGCCCCGAGGAGCACCAGCCTTCCGGCACGTGCAACTTCTCGCGCATTGACAAGGCCACGCTCCAGCTCACGGTTTCGCTCAACACGGTTGTTGGCACCCGCACGGCCCAGGTACGCGTCTACGCGCTCAACTACAACGTCCTCCGCGTCATGTCCGGCATGGGTGGCCTCGCGTACAGCAACTAAGCGTTCACCTTATTGGTGTTTGCTTGGTAATCGTAATAATTGGAAACGTAACAAAAACACAATTGAGGTTCAAGACTGAGCTTCAATTGTGCTATAAAAATAATGCAGTGGTGGAATCTAGTTGATAAAATCATTTTTATAAATTTGGATCACCGAACCGACAGATTGGAAAACATGCAGCGTTTTTTCACTGAGGCTCGAATTCCTTCCGAAAAGATTGTTCGGTTTTCAGCGATACGCGAAACGCCAGGAATTGTCGGTGCAGCAAAAAGTCATATTTCGGTCTTGAAAATGATACGAGATAATGGATGGGATAACGTACTTATACTAGAAGATGATGTACAATGGGTGAATTACTCAAATGAAATCTTATTGGAACATATCAAAAACCCGTTCGATGTTCTGATGTTAGGAGGAGTGTATTTTCGCACTGAAGGAAATCGTATTACTAAAGGATACCATACATGTTCATACATAGTTAAACGATATTACCTTGTCAGATTATTAGACAACTTTGAATGTGGGTTAAAAAAATTATTATCTAATAAATTCAGTTTATTTCAAAAAAGAAATGAGATGATAAAACATGACAATCACAATCATATAGACGTTTATTGGTGTAAACTACAACAAATAGATAATTGGCGATGTATACTTCCCGCAATGGTTAGTCAAATAGAATCGTATAGTGATAATATAGGCGCGTAATGTTTACGTTGCGTGATTGGCAACGCAATCCTAAACATAAACCAAATTTGATTGTCAATGCTTCAGCTATTGACGGATCTGATTCTCCACAAAAATTTCCCATTGGAATGTGTTTCAAGTATGTTACTTATCAAAATCTGGAAACGCAACTAGGGCATCATGAAAATCTAGTATTTTGCGGAATCCGTGAATCTACAGATAATCTTAGACGCAAAAAAGTACTGAATAGATCGGCTATTGTGCGTATATTATCATCCAATGGAATTGAGAATACAATTCTTCCATCTTCCGAGTATTTTACATCGCTTCCGAGCTATAAATTTGTGATAAGTCCAGAAGGAAACGGTGTGGACTGCCATCGACACTATGAAGCACTTATGGCTGGATGTATTCCGGTAGTAGAAGACAGTATACATGTTCGAGAAG